ATAAAAGATGTAGAACCATATAGTTCAATCTTAATGTCTTCTGAAATCTTAAAAGTCATTACTTAGCCAATATCCTTTGCTTTGTCTTTCGTTCATAATCTTTAATTGCAGAGATAATCTGCTGTGGAGTAACGTTAGGATTAGCTATATTGATGTTGTAGGTAGCTCCCTTACCTGCAGCAATTGTCTTCTCTAAAGCAGTAATAGCATTTTGTAGACCTGATGTAGATGTACCTGTAATTGCAAAATTAGCTGCTCCACCTACCCCTGCACCCTGTGATGCTAGTTCCTTACGAAGGTCAATAAATTCTTGTAGTCTGCCAGATGTCAGCAATCCTCTAGCAGCTGTAGCTCCACCAAGAGGTCCTAGACCAATAAGTTCATCAATTAGAGACTGGTCAGCACCACGCTTTCTAAGTTCTGCAATGTCTTTAGCAAAGGTTAAAGCTGCATCTTTGATACGCTTCATACCTGCAATAATTCTGTCAATACTAAATCTAGCTCTGAAACCTTGAGTAACCAAGCCAAATGATAGTCCCACAGCGTCTCTAAAGCTCTCTGAGGCGTTTTGAATGCGTTCCTTAGCTTCATCTAGGGCTTCTTGCAAAGTGGCTACAATCGCCTTTAAACGCTTCTGGAATAGGGTTTCTCCTGTGCCACCACCAGTATCATCACCAGATGCTGCAGCTTCTATAGCTTTTCTAATATTATTAAATCTATTTGCTTCTCCAGTATCAGCACCATTAATACGAGTCTTAATATCAACAGTTATTGTTTTACCATTTAGTTGGTCAACTAGATTAGATACCCCACCCAAAGTACTTCTTACAAGTCCACCAGCTTGGTCTAGTTCTTTTAGACCAGTCTTGTTTGCTTCAAAACTTTTCTTAAGTCTGTCTAATGCTGGGTCTAAACGCTTTACTGCATCTGAAGCTTTATCATATGCTGCTCCATTTTTTAATGCAGCATCAATTTCTTTAATACCTTTGGCAGTGCCAGGAACATTCTTAGCAGCCTTATCTAACTCATCTAGTCTCTTGGTTGCACCACCAAAGAAACCAGCAATGTTGTCACCAATACCTTTAAAGAAGTTAACTATACCTTGACCAGCTTTACTAAATGCACCTAGTACACCACCAAGAATCTTAAATGCTCCTGTAAACGGTACAAGGAATGAACCTGCATAACCAATCCAGTAACCAATCTGCTGTAATGCCTTACCTAGCAAACCAAGGAAGCCAGCTAATCCACTGACCTGTTCTCCTGCTGGTAGGAATAGATTGAGCCAACCAAACAGACCATCAAACAAACCATCTAAAACTGCTAGAACACCCTTAGCAATTTCACCAAAGGCACCAAGAAGTTCTGTTAATGGCTTAATGTCTTCTGCAAACTTAGCAAATGGATTATCTTCTGTTGCTGTACCGCTTAAAAAGTCTGTAAGGTCTGTAATTGCTTTAGCAACTTTAGTACCAAAATTCTCTGCTGCAGTGCCTGAATTGTCAAATGCAGCTTTTATTCTAACGTTAATGGCATCTGCCAGTGCATCAATCTTAGGTAGGTTTTCATCTACCCAGTCTGCAATAGATTGTAGGGCAGGTAAGAAAGCAGCACCAATAGTTTCTTTTACCTCGTCAAAGGCAATCTTAAGTCTGTTGTAGGGGTCTAGGTTATTTGCTGCAGCAGCTGCACCTTTGAATTGTTTTTCTAGGTCAGCTACAAAGTCTGTGGAGTTTCTAATAGAAGGGATAAGTTTAACAAGGCTAGCAGTGTTACCATTCAATGCCCTGGACAATGCTGTGGATACTGAATCTAGTGATTTGCCTGTCTGAGCTGAGATATCAGTAGCAAGGTTTAGTAGTCTAAATGCACGTGTGGTATCTCTAGTAGACCTAATTAGCTTTGCATAAGCAGGACGTAGCTCATCATCTACAACACCACTAGCTGTCTGAATCTTGCCAATCTGTTCTTCCACAGAGGCAACAACAGCATCAGAAGCACCAACGGTATTTCTGAGCTGCTGTGCCAACAGTGTTTGAGCTTTAATATCTTCTACAGCTGCTTTAGATAAAGACTGTATCTGATTTGTAATGCCACGTAATGAAAAACCAACACCAACAGCTGCTAAGGATGCAGTTATGCCCCTAGATATCTTTTGAGTTGAACGTCTAAGTCCCTCAAGCTGCTTGGTAGCACCCTTTGTAGCCTTGGTTAGTCCTTTAAATTCACCAAGTATCTGGACTTCTAAATTCAAGCTCATAGCAATTCCTCTAAGTCTGGGGGACTACCCCTGTCTTCTAGTGCCTCTATAAAAGCACTCATCTCGTATAATTTTAGCTTACGATATTCACTAGGAGACATTTTTGTGGCTAAGCAAAAGTTAGCCATTCTCTTAGCTGCTAGTTTGCTGATGTCTCTTTTGGGTCTGGTTCACCTGGCTGTAGCAGTTCCATAGCATCCTTGAACGATAGCTTTGCTGCATCTGCAATAGTGAACTTGTCATCTTCACGCTTCTTAATTACGTAGACAACAGCCTTTAGTGACTTGCCCTTCAAAGCATTGTCATCCATGAGGGCATCAATTGGAGCACCAGAAATCTGTTCTATGGTCTCCACTTCTTCAATTGTAAGTGTTTCAAAATCAAATTTAGCCATTTGAGTTACCTTCCTATTTGTTATATTTGTCTACAAGAGCTTGAAGATTATCAAAATACTTCTTGTAGATTTCATCTATTTTACCAGCTATTGCACGTGAGAAGAATTGGTTAGGCTTGATACCCCTCCTAAACCATCCCCAGTGAATAGGGTTTGCATATGGAACTCTTGCTCCACCTGCTCTTACTATTACCCTTCTTTGTTGGGCAGCAGTACGAATAGAACCTTTTAATGCACCTGTCCTAACTGGCACCAGGGTCCTGGCTTCTTTAGCAACTATCTCAGCAGCGTCTTTACCTGCTTGTGACACCTCTTTAGCAGGAACTCCTGCCAATTTGATATTCCTAATTGCCTTGTTTAAACCAAGAACCCTGATGCTCTCGTTAGACATAATTACGCAGTCTTAACCTCTACACCCCAGTAAATGTCGCTTGCTGGTGTGTGGGTGCTGTTGTCAACCTCTAGTGCAACTGTGAATGTTGAAGTCTCTCCAGCAGTCAATGCTAGTGGAGGGAGTTCGCTAAATACAACAGTTCCAACATAGTGAGGCTGAGTAGCAGATGCGGTTGCGTTTCCGTATGGGGCGATTGTAAATCCTACCTCAGTGCCGTAGTTGTCCCAGAGTACACGGTATAGAGAAGCACTGTCACCAGAAGTAATACCTTCAAGTGTCAATGTCCACTGCTTACCAACTGATACCTCACAGAACGTACGAACGTCACCAGGTGCGTCACCCAATTCAAGGTTTACAGAAGTTGCGTCACAAGCGTAGTCAGTTGTACCAATCTTGAACACAATGTTCTGAGCCTTAATGCGTGTTGATGCAGCCATGTTTGACTCTCCTTATATTGTTATTGATATTTCCACAAGCACACTTGTAGCAACGTATTCAGCGTTGTTGTATGCCAGTGAATATGGTTTTTCTACCCTAAGCAGCCTAGCAAAGCTAGGTAGTGCTTTGAGTACATCTTCAATGAGTTGTTCCAGTGTTTCTGTAGCAGACTCATTTGTTGCTGTACCTGCCACAAGAATAACTTCTAGTGACATCACATATTCGTTACCTACTGTTTCAGGTGTAATAAATGGATTTCCAGAATTAATAACTACAATTGGTGGAACAATTCTTTCTGGTAGGAAAGGCATAGAATCCAATCCAGCATCTTTTAGAGCCTGATTGAACTGTTCCTTTGCAGTAGTAATCTCGTTAGCCATTACACTCCAGCCTTCACAAATGGTAGCAATAGTGGATATACAGCATTCATTGGGTCTTTTGCAACACGAAATGGTTGTCCATCCATAGTTGCAAACTGTGCAATTCCATTAGGGGCAGAACGGCGGTGAAATAGTTCACTAGCTGCCAACAGAATTGCCTGGTCTTTGATTACAGCAGGTACAGAAGCTGTCCCTACATAATTATTAATCAAAGCAACAGCAGTCTGGATACAGCCATCTTCAAAGTCGTAGTTGTTTCCTTCTACTACTTTAAATCCAACGTATGATGCTAGTTTTGCTAAATCTACCGCCATTCTGAACTCCTAACTTAATTATGCAACTACTGGAACTAGTGCCTCTGGAGCCTCGTTAGCAAGTGCACCGTACTGGTATACGGAGAAGTCACGGCTGAGGTTGATGATGTTGTCATCTGTCAGAGATACTACTGGGTTGGTGTACAGACGCATTGCGTTACCGTTAACGAATGCAGCTGTTCCATTTGACAGAGCAGTGTCAACTGCAACTGTCAGACCAGCGAAGGATGCACCTAGTGCAAGTGGGTTAACAGCACCAACAGTGTTTACACCATTGTTGCCCTGAACAATCATCAATGGTCTTCCATCAGAGCCTTCTAGCTTCATCAGGGACTTGAATACGTCCTTGGAAACTACAAGAGCATCAATGGTCCAACCACGAGTCTGGAACTTGTCAGCACCTTCAACGATAGCGTCTAGCCAGTCACCATAAGTAGCTGATGTTAGAGCAGCACCTAGGTCTACAACTGCAGCACCACCAGTGGTTACGTGTGCAGAGTACTGGGTGTTGAAAGCAGAACGAACAAATCCGTTAAGGTTGTTAGCAACAGCAACTGCCATAGCTCTCATGTGAGCGTCTAGGAAGTTAACTGAGCTACGCTCAATTGCCTGGCGTGACAGAGTGGTGTATCCACCAAATGTCTTGACAGGAGCAGTAGCTGTGGTAAGAGCAACCTGACCATAGGTTAGGTCATCTCCTTCATCAGCCTGTTCGTCAACTGTTACTGTGTTTGTGTCAAGCTTTGCGTACTCCAGAATGTTTCCAGAAGCTGGTAGAACACCAGTGGAAATCAGTCCACGTACACCAATTGGGCTATCAACAATACGAGTTAGGTCACCAATGAAGGTGTTTAGCATTACTGAGTTGTCAGTAGTGTTACCAGCGTAGGTACGGATTGTAGCCTCATCGCCAGCAGCAATTGCCTTCAGAACCTCACCAGCAGAACGTGTGTCTACTGTCTGAGTAGGGGTAGCAACCTGCACTCCAGCTTCAACAGCACGGCGTAGTTCCGCTACCTCATCCTGAACACTACGAACAGCAAACTCTAGGTTTGCGTCATTGTTAATTGATTCCATTGAAGGAACCTCCTTTATAGTGTCATTTGTATCCTCACGTACAGCAAGGATTTGTGCATCAGAGTAAGCAGGTTGCTCAACAACTGATACTTCTTTAAGCGAGACCAGATTACGGACAACAACATTGCCATCACGCTCTGATTCTACTGGGATAAATCCCACGCTAAATTTATTTAGAACTCCGTCTCTGATAAGTGTGTATACGTCATTTCCCTGAGAAGTTTCGCTAATCTTAGCACGGATATAAAATCCATCTTCCTCGTTACGACCTTCTACAACCTTACCAATAGGAAGTCCTTCATGTCCAAACTTCAGCTTTACTTCTGATACATCATCAGATATAGAGTTCTGAGCAAATCTTTCTACGTATGCACCTACATTGGTT